AACAGACCTTAGTAACTCAGAGAAGGATCGGCACACATGGTCTAGTTTTGTCATAGCAGTTGGGACTGTCGATACTGAAGATGATGTGAATTCATCGAGGAAAATCGCCCCATATTTAACTATTTCTTCTTTGCTCTTGTTAGAATTCTGGATGTATATTAGGCCGCTTGACAGAGAGACAGCAATCTGTTCAAGAGTCCGACAATAATTTTCTCGAACTGAATCTTCTCTGTGTGTCGATATTATTCTTCGTACAACGGAGTACTCGGATCCAGAACAAATATTCCTGGTAACCAGTAACCGGAAGAATTCATCATCGACAAACACCCTCTTAACATTAGATAAAAGTGTAATTCTGGCTCTATCATTAGAACGAAGTACATTGACTGCAGTGTTAAATGAAGCTCTGTTCGTCTCGGCATTTGAGAACCCAAATAAAAAGACAGATGTCTCTTCGACAGTAGGACGAAGGAATGTGAATCTAGATACTATTTTTTCGAAGTCTCGGTCTAAATATTCTTTACTCTTGATTAAATCTCGAGACCTAACCGAAGATTCTGGGTACCATTTAGCTATGATAACGTTTAAAGGTTTATTCTTTGTTGATATATTCTTCATAGCAATTACAGATGAGCATGTTGATCTTTTATATGAAGCCCTCCTTGTAATGCAATGACCATCATCCCTCCCAAGCATATGGCTAGATGAGTACTCGTGGAGCAAACTGAATGAGTCATTCGAACTAAGCAACCTATTTATTTCAATTCTAGAAATAGCAATTTCATCCATGTACTTCGGATCAACCGATTCCTCCGCATATTCCTTAACCGTTTCAATAAATGATTTCAACATTTCAGGTTTAATTTTAGACTTCTCGAGATGAGGACCTATGTAACAGACTTTCGATGATGACATCCTAGCCATTCTAATCATATTTGAAATGTCGTTTTCATACGAAAAAGCAACCTTAGATTGGAATGAAAATACTCTATTACCCATTTTTAATAAAAAATCATCTGCACCAATAGGATCGATGAATGGAAGCCAAGGTTCATTGAGTATCTTCTCCTTTATAATTATAGGGTTTGATCCATATGTTTCCTCAAAGTGTCTAGTAATATTGCCAACTTTAGAATTCAGTCTAACCATGTAATTAAGCCCGATTGATGATGACAACTCTTCTTGAGAATAGTCATCAAGCTCTGCATCTACCATCAATGAGTTTTTCGGAGATAACAGTCTTAGTATAGACTTAACTGATTTCTCACTACCATTATCCAAGACTCGAGAGATAGCATTATGCTTAAGTCCGGTTATCATCTCTGAAATTGTCAATATTGGGAAACCACCAAGCTCTACTGGGCAAAATTCTCTTTTACAGCCAAATATTTTCTCAACGTCTCGAGATTCATTATTCCCGAAGTTGTAGATAGAGTCTAAGTGGCGTCTAAGTGTAAGCTGGAATAGCAGGCAATTCACTTCTGTAATACCATGCTGGGCTAGTGCTACAATACCATTAAATCCGGAGGTTACATCTGTACCATAGGATATAGCTTTGCAGTTAGAGGATAGCGCACCGTATTCAATATACCTTCTACTAACAACAGAATCATCCATCAAGAAATTTGAATTGTATTCTCCAATTCGTACGCTAGCAATACTCTTCTCTCCAG